TTAAAAATTTGAAAAATATTACTAAAAAATAAGAGGTCTTTATTTATCTCTGAGGAGGTGCGATGTCAGCAAAGTATACGATTAGGGTTCAGGCAGTGCTTGAGGATGTAGAGCTTAGTAAACAGTTAGATGCTTTACAAACAAAGATAAATAAGGCTAAAGGTAAAGCTAGTGGTGGTTTAGGCGTAAAATTAATTGATGGTAAAAATCTTGAGGATGGTAAAAAAGCTATTCAAGATATGTCTGGAGCAATGGACAATATTCGGGCAAGTTTTGCAGGACTGGGAGAAAATTTACAGGTAAGCAGTGTTCTTGATCCTAAAACAGAAAATTTACGTGGATATAAAGTTGTTTTTGATAAAATTGGAGAAGGTGTTAAAAAAACAGAAACCTTCATGGTAAAAATAAACAAACATGGAAAACAAATTATTACAAATGCAAGAGGTTTTGAAAAAGCTGCTTCTACAACGCAAAAAAAAATAAAGGATACTTCTTTATCTAGCGCAAAAATTAGTCAAAATCTAACGAAATGGGGAGACTCGTTACGTGAAATGGAGACGAGAACTCCAAAAATATTTGAAAAAGAAAAAATTGTTGCAATAAGAACTGAACTTGATGGAATGATAGCAAATTTCAATGATCCATCTATAAAAAAGACACCAGAGATGGTTGCAGCTATCAATGCAAAAATGTCTCATCTTAAATCTACTATACGTTCTACTTCTCTTGAAACTCAAAATCTTACTCATGATAGTGATACTTTTGGCGAAGTAATGGGAAAAAACATAAAAAAGGTTGCACAATGGGCAATTGCTACAACTGCAATTTATGGATCATTAAAACAGATTGGAGAAGCTGTTCAGTTTATTAAAGATTTAAATAAAGAAATGACGAATATCCAGGTTGTGACAGGGATGTCAGAAGATAGTGTTAATGGTTTAGCTAAAGAATTTAATCAGTTAGCACTGGAGCTTGGGGCAACAACTATTGAGGTAGCCGCTGGAAGTACAGAATGGTTCAGGGCTGGCAAAACAATAGAGGAAACTTCCGAATTGATGAGAGCGACAATGATGCTTTCAAAACTTGGAAATATGGAATCTGCGGAATCAACAACTAAACTTACCGCGGCTTTAAATGGTTTTCAACTTGGGGCTGAAGACGCAATTAGTGTGGTCGATGTATTAATAAATTTGGACAACGAATACTCTACGAGTGTTTCAGAGCTAACTGAAGCACTACAGGCATCTTCTAGTAGTGCTCAACAAGTAGGTGTTGACTTTAATGAATTAGCATCTATGATTACCGTAATATCGAGCGTTACGAGGCGCAGCGGATCTTCTATCGGAATGAGCATGAAAACTATGTTTGCCAGATTGTCTGCAATAAAACTTGGCAAAATGTTTGAAGATGATGCTACAGATATTAACGATGTTGAAAAAGCGTTAAGTTTAGTAAATATTAAATTAAGAGATAGTGAAACAAGTTTTCGTGATATGGGTGATGTGTTTGACGATATTGCAGTAAAATGGGACACTATGAATGAGTTAGAACAGTCGGCAGTGTCGACAGCGATTGCTGGTAAAATGTATGCCAGAACATATAGTGATGTATGGGAGTTCGCTTATTAAACTTCAGAAGATGACCATATCGGAAAAACGCCTATAACAAGGTCAATTCCGAGGAAAGACACAATAATTATAGACAAAAATATAGTGTAGATATTTTTGTATTGGAGAAAAATGAGAAAAAATAAAAGATGGACAGAGGAAAGAAAGCAATTTTTAATAGATAATTATCCAAATAAACCAAAAGAATTTTTGGTTGAAAGATTGGGAATTGCATGGAATTCAATACTTCAAAAAGCATCGGAACTAAATGTAACTAGAAGAAATACTTTTACAAAAGAAGACATTGAGTTTATTGTTGAAAATTATGAACACATGAATTATTCTGAAATAGCAAATTTTTTAGGGAGGGATAAAAGTACTGTTACTTGTAAAATTAATAGTATGGGTTTGGTAAAAGTTGAAAAATGGACAAATGAAGAGGTTGATCTTTTAATAGAAAATTATCCTAAATATACAAATAGATATTTATCAGAAAAAATATTGCCAGGCAGAAAGAATTACAGCATAAGAACTATGGCTTATAAATATGGACTTCATAAATCAGAAGAGATGGGAAGAAAAAGATATGATTCAGAAAAAATGATAGATGATTTAATAAATCTTTCTGAAAAATTAGGAAGAACACCATTTCTTAGTGATTTAGTTGAAAATGGATTGGCTTCTGGAAAAACTTACGAAAGATATTTTGATGGATATCGTAATGCTTGTAAAATTGCTGGTCTAGAAATAAATTCAAATTTATGGGGAAGATCAATTTCTTGTAAGTCTATCAATGGTGACATATGTTTTTCAAAATCTGAAAAAATTATTACAAACTTTTTCATAGAGAACGACATTGGATATAAAAAAGAAATAAAATATAGTAATTTTATAGATGAATCTATTTGCGGAAATAAAATTGTTGATTGGATTTTATCTGAAAATATTTTTGTAGAATATTTTGGATTGCCAGAAAAAGAAAATTATAAAAAAAGAATGAATGAAAAAATTAGTATGTGTGAAAAAAATGATATTGTTTTAATAGAAGTGTATAGAAAAGATTTGACAAAACTACACGAAGTTTTTAGTCAATTTTTATAATTATTGTGAATCCGTAACGATCAATCGGGCTGTGTTGGTAACAACATAACCCACGTCATCTTTCTTGTGAATAACAAGAAAAAGATATGATCTGAACTGCAACTATAATGAGAACATATGAAATTGCAGATCATGGTAGAAATTCCATGACGCTACTTATAAAAGGTAGTCAGTAGTTCTATTTTAGAATGAAAGTAACAGATTTTGGTACGACAAAGAGAGAACTTTTTAGTATTAATGAGCAACTATAATCAAGTATTAGATGCACAAGCAATTGCTGCCGATTCTGCTGGTCTGGCAACAGAACGATATGGTATTTATATGGAAGGTCTTGAAGCAACTGCTAATCGTTTTACTGCTACTTGGGAACAGTTGTGGACAAAGACAATTAATTCTGAATCCATATCGATTGTTCTAGATTTAGGTACGGGAATATTGAAAATTGCAAGTGCTGTAGGTGGTTTGCTTCCATTGATAACATTGTTGAGTGGCGCTTTAATTGCGCTTAACTTCACTAAATTTGTATCAAGTATTGAAGCAGCGACAGCGGCTATAAAAACATTTAAAATCGTTATAAAATTATTTGCAATAAGTACGGCAACCGAAATGGCTGTTGCCACTGCGGGTATTTCACTTCTTGTAGGTGCTATTATTTGGATGGGAGTATCTCTTGCAAACAATTCAAATAAGATAGATAAATATTCAAAATCTTTAGAGGGTTTGAATTCCGAAATAAGTTCTTTGGAATCTAATTTATCTACCGCCTTTGATTCTACAGGTAAAATTAGAGAATTGTGGTTAGAATTTGAAAAGTTGAGTGAAGTTCTTGAGCCTACTGCTGATGAAACACAGAGGTTGTTAGATATTCAAAACGAACTTTATGGAATACTTCCTGGAATTAATGGAGAATATGACAAATCTGGTAATTTTATTTTTGAAGAAGGGGTAGTTCTTAAAGATTTAAATGCTTTGAAGTCTATAGAAATAGAACTAATGAAAGAAGAACTTGCTATTAAAAGAGATTTAGCAAAAGAAGATAATGAAAAATTATTATTAGAGGAAGAAAAGGCGTTAGAAAAACTTTTAAAAAAACGCGATGAAGCATCTGAAATGGCCGATATATATGGCGGATACGCGAATGTAAGTGAAGGTCAAGAAAAAACAGTAAATGAAAATCTTCAACAAGACGAGTTAGATAAAGTTGAGAAATTTAATGATGAAATAAAAGTTGCGAGATTAGAAGTTGAAAAACTTCAAATAGTTCTTGGTATTATTCCTGAAAGATTTAAAGATGTTGCTGATGCTATAGATGATGTAGGCGATCCTTTAGAAGAAGAAATTGTTTCTCTTGAAGAGTTAGCTACAGCCGCAGTTACTGCAAGCGATAGTGTTTCAAGTGCGGCTAGTGCTGCTTTATCATTATTGAACGCAACTTCTGAAAGCAATATATTAAATCTTGCTCAAGTTGAACAATTAAAAAATGCTTTTCCAGATACTTATTTACAAGCATTAACAATTGAAGGAAATAATATTCGTTTAAATACTGATGCTTTAAAAAATCTTGTAGTTATGAGAGCGCAGGACGCCATAACCGCGCAACAAGCGGTTGTTGTAAAAATTGAAGCTGATTATAAAGAAGCACAGGCGGCTTTGATGAAAGCTGAAGCGGTAGTTAGTGCAAATGGACAAGTTATTATTTCTCAAGAAGATACTGCGTTTGCTTATTGGAAAGCTGCGAATACGAGTGTCGAAAGTGCTAATGCTGAAATTTTAGCTAGAAAAGCCGTTGCAGAAGAAAATGAAGCTGCGCTTGGAGCCGCAAGAGGTGCATTAGCAGTTGCCAAAGCCAATTTAGGTTCATTGCAAAGTGGAACTTATTGGGCTAATAATATGGCAGATGCTCTTGATTCTCAAGCTAGTTCGCAAAGTGGTGTGAACGAAGCTGAAGAAGCATATGATGATCTTTTGGCAACAACTATAAAAATGTTGAAACAGAAGAAAAAAGCTGAAAAAGATGCTTTACAAGATCAGTTAGATGGATATAAAAAAATTATTGAAGCTCGTAAAGATATAATTGATCTTCAGCAAGAAGAAAAAGATTTTCAGGATGAGCTTGGCGATAAAAATAAAGAACTTTCTGATATCGACAACGAACTTTTACAGATTCAATTTGACAATAGCGAGGAAGGAACAAGAAAAAGACTTGAACTTGAAGCTGAAAAAGCTAATAAAGTTGAAGAAATTGGCGAGTTGCAAAACAATAGAAGCGTTGATCTTCAAAAAGATGCTCTTGATGAAGAATACGATCAATACGAAGAATATATAGATGCAAAAATTGCTTTAATTGACGACTATCTTTCTAAAGAAGGATTGATTGCTCAAAAAGCTATTGCATTAATGAAGTCAAGAACAGACGATTTTTACAAGTCATTAATTGACTGGAACAGAACTTATGGTGATGGAATTGATGCTACGATTCAGAAATTATGGAATCAGGCATCTGCTGCTAATGCTGCTGTTGTAGCTAATGCTGCCGCAAATGCTTCAAGTTATTCTGGCGGTAGTGGAGGTGGTGGCGGAGGCAAAGAAGAGACAGAACAAAAAAGAAAAACAAAAAAAGATTATAATGTCTATATGATTGGTGGAGAACCAAACTATATAGAAAAAGGTACTGGTCAAAAAATTGAATCGTCAGAATATAGTTTACTTCCTAATTATCACGATGGTGGCATTGTCGGGGCGAAAGGTTCTAATATTAGCGAAGTATTTGCAAATTTGATGAAGGGTGAAGTTGTTGTAAATAAACCACAAATGGCAGACTTTTTAGGAAGTACATTGCCGAGTATTGTAAATAGTGGTACACCCATTGTGAATATGGAAATAAATGTTGCCGGAAATATGGATAAATCAGTTATGCCAGAAATGGAAAGAATGGTTTTGAAAACTATAAATAAGGCTTGGTCTGATAGAGGAATGAGACGTTCTGCAAAGAGTTTTTCAGTTTAAGAAATAGAAATAGGAGGGCGGTAAAATAGCCCTCCTATCCAACATTGCCTCTGATGAGGTTTGGGAGGTAAAAATGTTTTATGGAAAAAATTTTATTTTTGATGGAACGCCATCGGAAATATTTGGAGTTAGAATAGTAAATTTTGAAACATCTTCATTGCAAGGTTCGCCTTCTGGGGCTGATTCTACAATTTATGAAAAATGGTTATTGAAAAAACAAAAATCATATTTTTTTGGCAGAGCATTAAATACGCCATTGATAATAACAATGACTATTGGAAATGATGATCCTATCTCTGGATTTGATAGAGGTAAGATAGAGCAATGGCTACTCGGAAAGACATCTTATGTAAAATTACAGATTGAACAAGATGATATTGCAAATTGTTATTATAATTGTATTGGCATATCTGCCTCAAATCAATATATTGGAAATCAAATGGCTGGAATGGTGATCACTTTTCAATGTGATAGCCCATGGGCTTGGACATTTCCAAAAACTGTAACAAGAACTTTTTCTGGTGATGCTCTTCAAGATTTTTATATGGATTTTTATAATGATTCAGATTCAAATGATTATCTATATCCTATTGTTTCTTTTTCATTGAATACTATTGGAACTTCATTTGAAATTATCAATATAACAGATGATGATAGAGAATTTTCGTTTTCTGGATTAAATGCAAATGAAGAAATTGAAGTAGATAATGACAAGAAAATAATTACATCTGATTCTGGACTAAGAAGATTATCAACTTTTAATAAAGGATGGTTTAGATTAGTGCCAGGCTATAATAATTTACATATAATGTCAGGTATTGGAACTTTTTCAATCACATATTCATTAGCTAGAAAAATCGGAGGGTAAGATGGAAGTTTTATATGATTATTTTGGTTTTCCTGAAGATCCTTCTTTTACTTTATGTAATCCAAATAAAGAAGAACTATATTCTTTAGGAACAATTTATGATAGAGTTTATAAACCAAGATACAATGCATTTTCAGAATTATCTTTTATTGCGCCAGAATATGTTGATGGTGATTTAAATGAATGGTACTCTTATTTAACTTATAGAAGATTAGTATTGATTGATGATTCTAATTATTTTATGATTACAGGTATTGACGAAGATAATAATGGATTAATAAAAGAAAAGAAAATAACTGCTCAATCATTAGAGGTTGAGTTTGCATTAAAAGATATTACTTATTATGAAGGAACTTATAAATTTTATGACCCAATAACTCCAGAAGGAACATTATTACAAGATTTAGTAGATAGAGTTCCTGGTTGGACTGTTGGTGATGTAGATACAAGTTTAGCAGTATTATACAGAACATTTGATGTTTCAGAATCTACAATTTATGAATTTATGATGAATGATGTAGAAGAAACTTATCAATGTATTTTTGTATTTGATACTGTAAATAAAATAGTGGACGCTCATACAATTGACAATGCTACAACAGAAACAGATATTGTTTTATCTTTTGATAATCTTGTAGAAAATGTTCAAATTAATGAAGTTACTGAAGAATTAATTACTGCATTAACTGTTTATGGTGGAGGAGCATTATCAATTAATCAGGTGAATCCATTAGGAACAAATACAATTTATAACTTTGATTATTATAAATCTACAGATTGGATGAGTCAAGATTTAGTAGATGCAATAACTGATTGGGAAACTGAAATTGATAGTAATCAAAGCAATTATTCTACCTTATTGACATCTTTATTGAATTATAATGCGACATTGATTACTCAAGAAGCTGATTTAGTAACTTTAAATAGTGAATATAAGGCTCTTGAGGGAGTTCAATTAGCAAGAATAGAACAAGGATTATCTTTGACTGCTGTAAAAGCATTATTAGTTAGTAAACAAAGCGAAATAGATTCTAAACAAAGTGATATAGATTCTACTAATTTAACTATTGCTTCTATAACATCTCAACTTACGAGTATTAATAGTGATGTTAGTTTTGCAAATAATTTTACAAGTGCTCAACTTATTTTACTTTCTCCTTTTGTTGTTGGTCAAACTTATCAGAATGAAAACTTTATT